AAGTCGGCGTAGCTGACTTTCACCGTGTCGAATATCGTCGTGCCGGTACCGAACACATAGTCCTCGCCGCCGGCGTACCAACTGGTCAGCCGCAAGTTTCCATCGGCAGATGAATCGAGACTCTGCTGGATGGTACCGAGGCGTTCCTGCGCGTATGTCCAGCGGCTACGCCCCTCCGGCGCATCAAACACAGAGGCAGACCAGAAGGAAGGAATCAGCGCAGCCACGTCGGCCACGGCCATTGCCTCAATGCGCTGCTGGAGCTGGTCGCCGCAATGGCAAGTGAGCATCCGACCAAGCGGGTCCCATTCGGTCGTGATGACCCGGCCGGTGTAGCGCCGCTTGATTGTCGTTACGCCCTGGGTAGTGGTCAGGTAGTCGATGGACACCGTGCGACCCACCCAGTCCATCGGAAGCACCGGGCCCGGCTGCATGTGCAGGGTGAAGCTGGCAATCCCCGCCGCGCCCCTCTCCCTGTCGATCGACACTTGGCCGGAAAGCCGGGCGCTCATGTCCAAACTGTTGACCAGCACGACCAGGCGCCAGCGGAAAGCACGCCCCGGAACAATCGGTTGAGGCTCAACGCTGGATTCACCGCCGGATGTGCTGTTCAAAGGTGCCGAGTTGATCGGCGCTCCGTTGATCAGCATCAGATCTCTTCCCAGTTGATTGTCCAGCCGAACTGGCCGACGCCAGTACTCAGGTTCTTGGGTGGCTTGCTGGCGAACACGTTGTAGACGGGCAACCATGCCACCATGTAGCGGCTCGCTCCGACCACCAGTTCCGCGGTGGCCACCGCCGCTCCAGTTCCATCAACGCCCACAGTGCAGCCGGTGTCGATCCACTCCATGCCCACCAGGGCCATCGCCCAAGGCTCTTTGTCCGGCCGGGGGCGGCTCGTAAGGGACACAGTCCTGCCTTCACTGACGACGCTTTCCTGCAGCGTCAGGCGCAACTCCAGGGGCTGACTGTAGTCCAGGCCATCCAGGCCGGGCGGCATCCAGCCTTGGCCAGTGATCGAACCTGCCGCCTTCGTCCAGTGCGTCATTTTCACGCCCTCGCCGCCGGACAGCCGGACTACCGACTCGCCCAGCAAAGGGTTGTCGGACTGATCCGGTGCGCCGGCGTGCAAGACGATCGGAATCCCGCCGAGCGTGATCAATAGGCTCATGCGGCCTCCAGAAAAAGAAACCCGCCGAAGCGGGTGTGGTTGGTTACGTGGTGCTACCGAATTTGATGCGCTGGTCGCGCAGCATCCGATCGAACTCATTTTTCGGTGCGTTCACGTTGTAGGTGTTGCCGCCCACGGTCAAAGCCACATTGGCGAACGGCTCGGGCGCCGGCGGGTCGATCTGCCGGAGCAGGGACTGCGATGGCGCCGGTATCGACGGCAGCGACCTGGTGCTGACCTCTCCGCCGGTGGCGAACCTTGGCAGCCGACGCTCGTTGATCTGCCGAAGCAGTTCCGGGCCATAGTGCTGGACCGCTGCGGCGCGCATAACGAATTCGCCGTTCGACAGCCTGGCCAGAATGCTGTCGCTTGTGCCGGTGCCAGGCCCACGCACCATGTCGCCGGTAGCAAACCCCGGAATGTCGCTGGAAGGCGCTGGCGCAGAGGTACCACCAGATGGCGGCACGACTGAAACGGGGATCACCAGCGACTGCCGCAGTTGATCAGCAATGGCAGCCACTTGGCTCTTGGTCGAATCTACCGAGGCCTGATCGACAGTTGTTAGAACAGGCACATCCAGCCGGTCCTGCCCGTTGGCAAACTCCGGTTGAACCGGAATGGATACCGCACCCTGGCTTCCTATGTCCCTTTTCAGCTTGTCGATTGATCCATCAGGCAGGACCGGGTTTACCTCGATTGTTGGGCTGGAACGAGAATCTGCTCCTGTGCCAGTGGCCGCCGGTTTAGACGCGGCATCCTTGCGCGCAATCTGCTCCAGAAGCTGATCCTTGAGGTTCACCCCCCTGTCCAGGCCAGCCCCTGAAACCGCATCCTTCCGAGCAATTTCAGCAAGCAATTGGTCCTTCAGGTTTGACCCGGTCCCGAGCCCACCAATGAGAGCTGACTGCGGAAACTTGACTGAACCGCCCGCGGCCGGGTCGCCAATGGCGATCTGTTCAGCGGTTGGGCTGATCTTCAGTGGAACAACCATCTGCTGTCCAAGCGTCAGCTTCAGCTCTTCCATCTGCTTGATGACGGCGGCAACAGCCTCCTCAGACAGCACCGGAGTGATCTGGACGTCCTTCAGCTTGTCCATTTCATCCTTGAGGGCCGCAGACTTGTCCTTGACCGCCTGCAGCTTGTCCTCTGCCTTCGTCCGACTGATCCTGTCGGCGCCCTCCTCGATCGCCTTCAGCTCATTTATGAAACCCTTGAAGCCAAGCGTGTTGCCGCCTGACTCAGCCATTTTTTGTAGCATGTCCAAGGCTGTACCAGCTTTCTGCTTGGCTGTGACAGCATCACCCTTTGCCAACGCCTTCCTGGCATCAACCTTGAGGATATTCGCCGCACCGTAGCTCGGTTCTTTTTCCGGGCCTTTCTGCAGGTCAGCCAAGGCCTTGGTATAGCGTTTTTGCGTCTCAAGCTGGGCCGCCTTCGCCTTTTTCAGCTCCGCATTCGCTGCATTTTCTGCCTTGACCTGATCTTTAAGCGCCTTCTTGGTATCCGCCAGAAGCCGGGCCTGAACCTCCTTTAGTTGAGTGCTTTGACGCTGCGCCGCTTCGACCCTGGCCGCTTCCGCCTGGCTCTGCTGATCGTTGCTCAGGCCAAGGTCAGCAGAAAGTTTGTCTCGGGCGCGCTTCGCCTGGTCGACGTAGCCATTTAGATCTGCCAGTTCCTTGTCGATGTCGGCCCTACTGTAGAGCTTCCAGTCAAAAAGGACCGTGTCACTTTCATCTCCAGGGCGCAGCCTGCGACGAGCATCCTGCAGATCTCGAACTCGCGCCAGCGTGACGCTGATATCGTTATTGAAGCCACCGATCGACTGCTTGTTGCTGCGGAAAAAGTCTCCGAACTCGCCACTTGAGACTCTGGCCATGGCCTCGGTCAGCGACTTGACCATCCCCACCGCTGTCGTCGAAGCACCGGTAAAGTCGTCAAGTTGCTTGGTTGAGACGAGCAGTTGGTTCTTGAACTTCTCCAGAGCCCCGCCAAAAGTCTCCGGAAGCTGGGCGGCCTCTGCGGCCAGTTTCGGCAGTTGCCCAAGTAGCGTCTCAACAATGACGTCGGCAGTGAGCTTGCCTTCAGACGCCATGTTTCGCAGAGCGCCGGTCGGAACCTTCAGTCCTTCAGCCAGGGCGCGCAGCAGGCGCGGGGAGTTCTCGGCGATGGAGTTGAACTCTTCGCCGCGAAGCACCCCAGACCCCAGAGCCTGGGAGAACTGAGTTATGGTGCTGCTGGTTTCGGACGCCGTAGCACCACTGATTCGAAGCGATTGCGTCACCGCATCGATGATGCTGAGCGTGTCTTTCTGACCACGCCCCATTTGCGCCATGGCGGGCTGCAGACGGCTATACAAGGTTACAACGTCTTCGAGCGGCGCTTGGTTGCGCTGCGCAATCTCGAAGGTTGCACGCTGCGCCTCGTTGAACTCCGACTGCGTCGCCGTCGTCAGCTTGAGCTGGGCGTCCATTTTCTTGGCGGCATCGGTCGTCTTCAAGTAGCCGGCTGCCACGGCCAGGGCAGAGACGCCGCCACCGACCAGCGCCACAGTTTCCCCGATGCCGGACCTCTCGCTCTTAGCTGGGCTTGGCTTCTGTTGCTCGTTCCGGAGCTCGGCAAGGGCTTTCTGCGTTTCAAGCAGTCGGCGCCGATACTGAGTCTCAGCCACCGCACGCTCTTCTGCGGAAAGAACACCAGACCGAGTCAACCGCTGGTAGTCGGCAGTCAAGAAGGCAAGCTGCCGGCGCAAGTCCTTCAGCCGGTTGATGCCGAGGGTTTCGCGAGCGCTATCAGCCAGCACAGGCTGAGGAGCCTTGGCAGGCGCTGTGCTTACGGCGCGTAATTCCCGGAGTTTCGCCAGGGTATCACTGACACTTTTCCGATAGTTGACCTGTGCAATACCAAGGTCACGAGCGGACAACTGGCCTGAATCACGAACAAGGGTGTACTGCTGGCGCAGCTTCACCAGCTCCAATTGGGTATCACGGACGGCGCCAGCGCCAAGCGCGCTTTTGGCTGAAGCCAGATTGGCCTGTGCCTGATCTGCGTTGGCCGATCGCAATTCACGCAACTTGCCCAAAGTGGCCGTGACGCTTCGGCGATAATTTGCTTGAGCCACACCCAGGTCACGGGCTGACAGCTCGCCAGAGTCTCGCACAAGGGCATACTGCTCGCGCAGCTTCACCAAGGCTTGCTGGGTGGACCGGATCGAGTCCGCCCCCAACGCAGACCTTGCGGAACTCAGCGCCGCCTTGTTGCCGGCCTGCTGGTCAACCTTCGGAGCAGAGCTGACCGAACGCAGTTCACGCAATTTCGCCAGGGTGTCGTTGACGCTCTTTCTGTAGTTGGCCTGGGCAATTCCTAAGTCACGGCTGGAGAGCTGCCCCGAATCACGAACGAGACCGAACTGCTTACGAAGTTTCACCAGCTCCTGCTGGGTATCTCTGATGGCACCTGCGCCAAGGCTACTTTTCGCTGAACTCAGCGACGAGTCAGCACGGCCACTGGCCAGAGCCTTCCCATACTCGCTGGCCAGGCGCTTCTGTTCGTCCGCGAGCTTCCTCGTGTCGACGCCAGCAGCCTGCAGGCCAGAACTCATCTTGCTGAGCTGAAGGGCTTGGGTAGCCTCCAGGCGCTCAAGGCGTTGCAACTCCCGAACAGATGCGCGGTACGACTCCTGCAGCTTGCGGGTCGGGACGTCGGACCTGGCCAGTTCGCCTGATAGGTCGCGGACACGATCCCGCGCGTCACGCATGCTCTTTCCAGTCTGCTCGAGGCTGGACTCAAGGTCACGGAAGGCATTCACCTGTCGCAACGGCTTTTCAACAGCCTTAACCAGATCGGCATATTCCTTTCGGAAGCCGGCCACTTCTTTTGTGGCGTCGTCCAGATTGGCCGTGAGTCGGAATTCAATATCACGCATGAGGATCAGCTCTTGAGGGCGCGCAGGAACAAACGCCAGGGGTATGCAAGCACCTGGTGGTGACCAACACGAATCAGCGCACAGATACAGTCATCGAGGTTTTTCAGGGCCTGGCCAGGCGACTGTGGAACCGAGCCAGCATCCCGAAAAAATCGGGATTCTTCTCTTTGCAGAGGTCAATGACCTGACGGATCTGGCTTGGCGACATATTTTCAACATCATCTTTTGTTAGCGATGTAAACGTCTGGAGATCAGCCAAGCGAAGCTCAGCAAATAGGGTGTCGCCAATGCTATCGACAGTGGTTTCACTAAAAATCGTGCGTATTGCTGAAACAGTAAGTTCACGCACAACTATCTCTCTACCGAACATGTTATGAACGGAAGAACTTGAAAGCTCTGTCATGGTTTTCTCCAAGAAATAAAAAACCCGCCGAAGCGGGTTGGGTGACGAACCTTCTGATCATCCTCTATGCAGGACACCAGCAAGTATTCCAAAAATAAAAGTCCCTATAAAAACAAGAATTATCAGTGCAGGAATTGAAGCAAGGGCCCATTTGACCATGAACCAGATCATAGAGAAGAAACCCATTTTCAGGTCTAGTACAACCACCGGCGTAGCGCCCTGAAACTCTGAAATAGCTTCCTTTACGCGGTACCCCATTACAGGGGGCTTCCCGGCAATATCTCTATGCTCAGAATTCTGCTTTAGTTCCTCGATGTACCTGCCGCGTATCTCATTGGCGGCTCTTGCATTACGAAGTTCTTCAGCCTGCTGTTGATTAGTTGCTTCTGCCTGCTCAAGCTTTTTAGCCAAAGACTTGTGATAGAAAATATGACAGACAGGACAGCGCGAATGGTCCTCTGTCTCTCCTGGCTCAGGAATATGGTCACAATTTGGGCACTTCATGGGCATCCCTCCCGCATAAATAGTGGAAGGGATGCTAGCCGAGCATCACGCCGGAGTCACTTCCTTCATGATCTTCATGTACTTCGACTTGCCGGCGCCGACTTTCGCCGGATCGGAGAGCACCTTGGCGACCACCTCGCCGCCCATGAAGTCATCGGTGCTGATCCAGTTCGCGCTGGCGGCCGGGCTGAGCTGGCAGCGGAAGAATTGCAGGTTCAAGCGCTGTTTGGTGCCGGCGGCG